CCGGGTTTCAGCCGCACCGTTGCCAACAGTGAGGTGGAGAAACAGGCTCTTCGTGATCTGCCACCGGCTATCGTAACGCACCTTGCTGGCCTTACAGATACGGACGCCATGGACGCTTACGTCCCGACAGAACTTGCGTAGGGTTAAGGAGCACCAAGGATGCCTCTCGCTAGAATCCAATTCCGCCCCGGTATAAACCGTGAAAGCACGTCTTTTGCGAACGAACAGGGCTGGTTTGATTCTGATTTAATCCGCTTCCGAAAAGGACACCCCGAAAAGATCGGCGGTTGGTCAAGCATCAGCGGCGATTCTGTCTTGGGCACGGTGCGGTCTCTTAAAACCTGGGTTACCCTGGACGCCTTGAAGCTTATGGGAGCCGGAACCAACTTAAAGTTCTACATAGAGCAGGGCACGACTTTTAACGACATTACCCCCATCCGAAGCACGGCCACTCTGGGAACGAACCCCTTCACCACGGGCAGCGCGGGTTCCGGAGAGATCACCGTAGTCGCGGCAGGCCACGGGGCCGGGGAGGGGGACTACGTTACCTTTACCGGCGCGACAACCGTCGATGGCCTTACGACCTCCGATCTCAACAAAGAGCAAGCCATAACTCAAGTCGTATCCGCCAACAGTTACGTCGTCGACACGGGCGGCAGCGCCTCTTCTGGTTCCACCGCCGGGGGCGGCACTGCCGTGATAGCGAATTACCAGATCAGCGTCGGGGCTTCCGGCCAAGTCGCCAACGGCCCAGGCTTCGGGGCCGGGTTTTTCGGCGGACCTACTCTGACCTATTCCATGACGACTCTAAACGGTGCAATCAACGCCAGCGTCACCTCCATAATCCTTACCTCCGCTTCGGATTTCGAAGTAGCCGCGTCCACCACGGGCGCTGCCGTAGCCGTCGTAGACACTACCATTGCCGTCGCAAACTCTTCTGGATTCCCGTCAAAGGGGACGGTCAAGATAAACAGCGAGAATATAATCTACCGGACGAACTCCGGCACCGTTCTTGGCGACATCACGCGGGCTGCCGACGGCACCACCGCCGCTATCCACGGCAGCGGTGACGCGGTAACCTTTGTCGGTTTAATTCAGATTAACGACGAGCTTATCCAGTACACGGGGAAGTCCGTCCAGACGCTTAACGCGGGTGTTGTCCGGGGCGCGAGAGGGACCACCGCCGCGTCCCACAGCGACACCGACGATGTCCGAGAGGCCAACAGTTTTTTCGGCTTCGGGGATACGGTTGCAGATTTTCTTACAGAGAATATCGCAAGGCTCTGGTCACAGGACAATTTCGGCGAAGACCTTATCTTCAACGTGCGGAACGCCGACATCTATTACTGGGAGGCAAGCCTGGGTCTGACCAGCAGGGCGACAGCCTTGAGCACCCGGTCCGGTGCGTCGGATGCGCCCACGGTCTGCCGTCAGGTGGTCGTGTCGGACACTGACCGACACGTAATCGCCCTCGGTTGTAACGCCCTCGGGGCCACCGCTCAGGATCTTCTACTTGTCCGCTGGTCCGACCAGGAAAACTCTGTCGATTGGACGCCCACGGCGACTAATACTTCCGGATCTCTGCGGCTTTCCTCCGGATCCGAGATCATCACGGCGGTTGAGACCCGGCAGCAGATTCTTATATGGACGGACGTGTCTCTCTACAGCATGCGGTATGTGGGGCCTCCTTTTACCTTCTCTATAACTCTTTTGGCCAGCAACACCTCCATCATAGCCCCCAACGCCGTGGTTGCGATTGGGGATCGCGTCTACTGGATGGACACGGAAAACTTCTTTATGTACGGAGGCCAGATACAGGAGATCCCCTGCACGGTCCTCCGGTACGTCTTCGACGACATAAACCTTGACCAAACAACACAGTTCTTTGCCGGGTCCAACAGGATGTTTGACGAGGTTTTCTGGTTTTATTGCTCGGCGGACAGCGCCACCGTAGACCGCTACGCGAAATACAATTATGCAGACAACACCTGGGACATAGGTTCCTTGTCGCGAACCGCGTGGGTGGACTTCGGTATTCACAGTAAGCCCCGGGGCGCGGAGACTGACAGCAGCAGCACCACCATATATGACCACGAAACAGGAACCACGGCTAATGGCGTGGCCATGGCACCGTTTATCGAGTCGTCGGTCTTTTCTATCGGTGACGGAGAGCAGTTCACTTTCATCTCTCGGATCATCCCTGACCTGGACATTTCCAGTTCGGATGCCGACACCTCTGTGAACTACATCATAAAGGCCCGCAATTATCCGGGGGATACCTTGACCACGGTGTCCACGAGTGCCGTCACAAGCACCACGCAACAATCTTTCGTCCGGTCTCGTTCGCGTTCGGCGGTTATCCGGGTGGAAAGCAGCGCGTCGGATATCGCATGGACCTTGGGGGATGTGCGACTGGACGTCAGACCGGATGGGAGTCGCTAATGGCTAAATTACTGGACACGGCACTGCCGCTAGTTCCGCAAGAATACGACTTTAACATGATGGTCCGCCTTGTGGGAACTCTAGAAGACGCCCTTACCAAGACGGAGATACCCGCGGTTATTAGCGGCCTGGATGACACCAACGGCATAAGCTGGTTCATGGACTGATGGCCTCCGCATACATAAACATAGCAACGGTGGTCGGCGCGACCGGGGACGTAACGGTCTACACCGTACCGGCTGCGACCCAGAGCATTCTTAAGAACCTGCAACTGTACAACAGCCACACCGGGTCTATTGTAATCTACCCGAAAATAACCGATACTTCGGCGTCGGCTACGGTCACGTTACAGAAGATCACTTTGGCTACGTTGGCCTCGACCGCTGAGTCCGCAGACACGTCCCTGACCGGTCCCTTCGTTCTGGAGACGGGTGACACGCTGGTATTAAACTGCGCCGTGGCCTCAAAAATACACGTCTTTGCCAGTATTCTGGAGCTCTCATAATGGCTAGTCAATACTACACCCCACTTTCCAACGGCCTACAGTCCTTTGCGGACGCCTCCCCGGAGTACGTGTTTGCGGAGGCTGGGATCGGGTCTTTCCAGGAGCAGGCCAGTAGGCTTGCGGAATTTGGCCGGAATGGAGACATCTACGTCGTCCACGCTGCCGAGGGCGAGACGGTCATACCGACAGAAGTGCTGGACGCCAACCCGAAGGTCCGGGAGTTACTGTACGAGCAGATGCGGGGCATGGGGCTTGATCCCCAGGAATACGTTGTAGGCAACGAGCTCAATAGCTTGAACCCGGTTACCGGGATGCCTGAGTTTTTCTTCAAGAGTATTTTCAAAAGCGTCAAGAAGGCTTTTAAGAAGGTCGGCAAGGCCGCTAAAAAATGGGCTCCGCTTGTTCTTCCTATAGCGGCTACGATGTTCGGCGTCCCCTTTCTGGGCACTTCGTTCGGTGTGGGGACGTTCGGGGCCAGCTTCTTGGGGAGCGGGATCGGCAGCCTTATTGGCGGCGCGAGCGTAAAAGACTCCCTGAAGGCGGGCCTAACGGCGGGTGCTACTACGGCAGCCTTTTCGGGCTTGAGCGGAGCCTTCAGTAAAACGGGTACTTTCGCGGGGGGTGTAAAAGGCAGCTTCACTGGCAAGACGGCGGTTTTCGCCCCGGGTGAGTTCGACAAACCCGTAGGTTTTCAGATGGCCGCTTCCCCGGGTGCGGATAGCCAGTACTCGCTTAATTTATCCGGAGCCAGCGACGCGGAACGTGCAGCAGCTTCGGGTGCCTTTGACGCGAAGTGGGGCAAGTTCAAGAACTTGGATGTTTTTGGTGGCGCTAAGAGCGGAACGACCTTCGACCCCACAAGTGGAACGCCAAGGTCCGACGGCTTTGTCAAAATCCCAGATTTCAACACGACGGCCCCCGGGACCGTTGCGCCGAGGACGGTCCCCACTACACAGCTCGACCGCAACAACCAACTGAGACAGCTCGACCGCAACACGCCTAATCCCCTTGGCGAGCCTAAAGCCCAGAACCTCACACAAAACAATGTGTATCCCGGCGGTATTAGCGCCGCTCCAACGGCTGCGAACCGCTCACAAAGCGAGTTGTATCCCGGAAACCAACGTACGTTTCGTCCGAAGCCTGCGGTGCCGAGTGCGCCTAAAACGCTCG